CTGGTCTTCGCGGACCCCTCGTCGGTCAACGGCCCCCTGAAGCCCCTGTTCATCTCGGGCAACGTGGACGGCTCGCCGACCTTCATCATCCCCTCGAACGTCATGGGCGACCGGACCTACCCGGGCCGCCTGCTGGTCGATGGGTCCATTGAAGGGCGCAGCGTTGCCGCCAACACCATCACGGGCGACAAGCTCACGGCAGGGTCGATCACGACCCGCGAGATCGACGTGAACCTCGGGGTCAACCTGATGGTTAACTCGACTTTCGTGCAGGGCCTGGATGCGTGGAGCACTGGCGACAACATCGGTGGTGGCGTGTTCGGCATCAACGGGGCTGGCACAGCCTGGGCCCCTGTTGGCGGCTTCGCGGCCACGGTGTTCCACGGGAACATCAACTGGAACGGCACGCCCGTCTCGGACCGCTTCGCCGAGTTCGTGAGCGCCCAGGTTCCAGTGGTCCCCGGGGATCGCTATGAGTTCAGCGTCTACACCGGGATGCACCGCTGCAACGGACGCGTGATCCTGCAGTTCCTCGACGCCTCAGGGAACTCGGTCAGCGCCCTCGCCGCGACAGAGGACAACGCCTTCGAAGCACCGGGCGGTCAAGTCATGTCCTCGTGGAAGCGGCTATCCGGCTTCGGCGCGGCGCCATCGAATGCGGCCTCGGTGCGGCTCCTGATGCGCAAGGGCCCGACCCTGCCTGGATACGCGGACAGCTGGGGCATGTTCACCTTGCCGTTTGTAGCGACGGCGAAGCCCAATCAGACCCGGCCGTCCCCGTGGACCCCTAGCGGCCTCGGGACCAAGATTACTCCCGCCGGGATCTCGACCCCGAGCCTCTCTGCGCTCACAGCAATCATCGGTCTCCTACGCACTGCGAACAGCGGCGCCCGCCTGGAAATCGAGTCCAACCAAATCCGCTCCTACGACAGCAACAACGTCATGCGGGTCCGCATTGGCGTCTGGTAATCAACCGAGGATCGAATGACTACAGGCCTCCAAGTTTTCGACGGAAGCGGCAGGATCACCTGGGACACCAACAGCTTCACGGGCCGCATCCTCGGCTCCGTGGAAGCGGGGCCGGGTGCTGGTTCCATCTCGCACGGCGGGCTCGTTGACGGCGTCCCGTTCGCGATCCCTGTGATGGTCCTGCCTGATGCGAGCCACCCGCTGCTCCAACTCGGCCCGTTCGCCACGGCGCCGAGCGTATCGTTCTCTGGCACGACCATGAGCTTCAACCGCCCCGGTCCTGTGTCCTGGCAACCCTACCCGGGCTGCACCATCTGGTATGGGGTGCGCTGATGGCTGCAGGCATTCAATGCTGGGGAGACCATGGTCTCTTCCAGATCGACGGCAGCACGCCCATGTTGTCCTTGAAGGACAAGGGGTCCGGCACGACCGGCGGCATCTTCTCGATGAGCAACGCGGACTACGTGAACTTCAGCCTCGGCTCGATTCCGTACTCTCCCGGCGACCTCATCGCGCTCCAGTGCTACGGAGCCCCCATCGCGCTCTCCGGGAAGAACCTCGACGGCTCGGCCCAGGTCATGGCGCTCGGGGCGAACGTGGGCTTCAACTGGTGGCGCTACTGTCGCCACATCCCTTCGGGAACCAACGTCGGGATGGAAATCTACGACGGCAGCGGCGCCCTCATCTACGACACCGGTCGGCCCATCCTCCAGGTCGTCCAGGAGATTGGCGGCGCGGGAGACTTCTCGCTTCCCGGCGGACGCTCCTACGCCGTACTCACCCAACGGACCTACTCCCGCAAGGACAAGGACGTTCGGGACAACGGCACCGGCTTCGCATGGATTCATGTGGACGCGTACCACGGGTTCATTCAGTCCACCGGCAGTGGCTTCCACGCAGTGAACGAACTGTTCGCAGGAGGCTTCGTGTCGGTCGTAGGACGCATGGACCAGCAAGGCATCGACTTCAACATGTACACGCTCGGTGGCACCCAAGACAACCTGTTCACCGTCATTGACGTGACGAACACCTAACCGAAAGAACAACCCATGGCATGGTATCGCGCCGGGACCGTCACGGTCCTCACCGGCAGCACCGCTGTGTCCGGCCTGGGCACAACGTGGAACTCGAAGGCCAAGGCCGGCGAGGCGCTCCTCGGCCCGGACGGCAATCTCTACGAGATTGCGAACATCTCGTCGGACACTTCGCTCGAACTCGTGAACGCCTATGAAGGCGCCGCAATCGTTGGAGCACCCTACGTCATCATCCCGACCCAGAGCTACATGAAGCTCCTGGCGGGCCAAGTGGCGGAACTGATCGCCCTGTACCAACAGGTCCCAGACGGTGCGGCTGATGCGCTCCAGAGCGCCACCGAGGCCGCCGCGAGCGCCGCAGACGCCCTGGCCTCAAAGAACGCCGCTGCCACAAGCGCGAGCGCCTCGGCGTTCAGTGCATCGGACAGCGCCGCCAGCGCCGCCGCCGCGCTGGTATCCAAGAACGCTGCAGCCACCAGTGTGACCAGCGCTGCAAACTCGGCCACGGCCAGCGCCAACAGCGCAACCGCTGCAGCTTCTAGTGCGACCGCCGCATCCACCAGCAAGACAGACGCTGCTGCGAGCGCAACTGCCGCGCTGGCGTCCAAGAACGCCGCAGCGACCAGCGAGACCAACGCAGCGACGAGCGCTTCGGGCGCCCTGTCGTCCAAGAACGCCGCTGCGACCTCTGCGACGAACGCAGCGACCAGCGAAAGCAACGCGCTGTCGTCCAAGAACGCAGCGGCCACCAGCGCGACCAACGCAGCCACGAGCGAGTCGAATGCGCTGGCGTCGAAGAACGCTGCGGCGACCTCGGCAACGAACGCGGGGACCAGCGCCAGCACCGCGACCACGAAGGCCAGCGAGGCGGCCACCAGCGCGACCAACGCAGCCACGAGTGCGACCAACGCGGCGAACAGCGCGGCTGACGCCGCAGCGAGTGCGGCCAGCATCGCGAACGGCCCTGTCGCCAGCTTCAACACCCGCACTGGCGCTGTGACGCTGACCAAGGCAGACGTTACCGGCACCGGCCTCGCGAAGGCCGACCTGAGCCTCAGCAACGTCGACAACACCAGCGACGCCAACAAGCCCATCAGCACGGCCACGCAGACTGCCCTGAACGGCAAGGAGCCCACCATCGTTGCCGGCACCACCGCCCAGTACCGAAGAGGCGACAAGACGTGGCAGGACTTCGCTACTTCGGTTCGCGCGGCCGTCCTGACCGGCCTGAGTACAGCAGTATCTACAGCGGTCGCAGCCACCGATACGGTACTCGCCGCCATCGGCAAGCTGCAGGCGCAGTTGAACCTGAAGGCCCCGCTGGATAGCCCAGCGCTCACGGGGGCCCCTACGGCTCCCGGACCGAGTAGCACGGACAACAGCGCTCGGATTGCCACTACGGAGTGGGCGAAAGCAGGCTTCGCGATCTCCCTCGGCGCGGCCAGCTATATCAAGTTCCCCTGGTGGCTAGGTGGATGGGTCGTTCAGTTCGGCTCAACGGTAGTGACGTTTTCTGGAGGCCTGACTTCTACCGGCTTCGCCATGGCCTTCCCTAATGCCAAGGTCATGCAGGTAGCGATGAACGGAGATGGTGGTGTGCTGTCAGGAGCGATCATTTCTATTCACAACGATTCGGGGTGGGGTTCGAGCACCAACGGCATCGCGTTCAAAGCTGTCAACGGAGCGACAGCGGCGAATATCCCTGACGGGTCGATGCTCCGAATCAACTGGATCGCTATCGGAAACTGACCATGCGCTTCTCCCCTTCCACTCTCGGCTGGTATCCCGAGCACACCGATTACCCGAACCTGCCCAACGACGTCATCACTGTCAGCGATGCGCTCTACGCCGAACTCTGCGGAAAGCAGATCGAAGCGGGTCCTGGCGGCATCCCACGCGAGCGGACGCCGATCCCCTTGGACCCCGTGCCCACCTTGGTGTCGGGCCTGCAGGACCTCATGGACTCCAGAGCGAAAGCACTGGGCTACGACGACCTGAAGACCGCGATCACCTATCGCGGTGACCCGAACCCTAAGTTCGCTGCGGAGGCCGAAGGCTTCTTCGTGTACCGCTCGGGCGTCTGGACGACCGCCTACGCCTACCTCGCTCGCGTCCAAGCCGGCGAGGTCTCCTTCCCTACCTTGGCAGAGGCCGTCGCCATGATGCCCGCCCTTTCCATCACCTACACCGAACCCACATGAAGATCACCGTCTTTGCACACAACGGCTCCGTCACTGCCCTCGCATTCCCTGGCGAGGCCACCAACTACAACGGCGTAGCCGTCCACACCATCGAGGTCAGCGATAGCGAGAGCGTCGCCGAAAAGCTCGAAGCCGAGGGTCTCTCGGGCGGCGTCGGCTCCCCATGGCCCCTGGTGAAAGCCGAGGCTCCTGCGCCGGCCACCAAGCCGACCCGGAAGAAGGAGTAAGCAGTGGACAACGACCTGTCCCTCCGCGAGACCCTGCTGGCCCTGGTGGTCGTGGGTCTCGTAGTCGGCCTGGGCAAGCTCCTGGCCTCGAACGAGAAGCTGTCCTGGCGCCTTGCCATCGGCCGCGCCCTCGTGTCCGCCGGCCTTGCCGTGGCCGCTGGCGCCCTCCTGGCGTTCATCCCCGGCCTGAGCCAGCTGGCCGTCATCGGCCTCGCTGCTGCGAGCGCAGTGTTCGGTGAGCAGTTCCTGGAGAAGCTCATCCACCTGAAGTCCGGCACTCGGTGACCCTGCGAGTCCTTCGGGCATCGGCAAAACACGTCGAGACCCTGAGGGCCCTGCACACCCTGACGTTCCGCCATGATGCGCACGAGGACTACCTCGACGGCTCGTGGTGGATCGTCTGGGATGGTCCCGAGCCCGTGGCCTTCTGCGGCATGCGACAAAGCGGGACCGAGGCCGGCTCCGTCTACCTGAGCCGCTGCGGCGTCCTGGCGTCTCACCGTGGTCGGGGGCTGCAGCGCCGTCTGCTCCGCACCAGGCTAGCTGAAGCCAAGCGCCTCGGCTACCGCGCCGCGATCACCACCACATACCTGAACACCGCCAGCGCGAACAACTTGATTCGCTCTGGCTTCCGCCTGTACGACCCGGAGACCCCTTGGGGTGTCGGCGCGACGTGCTACTGGCGCAAGGGCCTAACGTGAAACCCATAAACGAAACGGGCAGACCGAAGCCTGCCCGTTTACAATCCGCATCGTTAATCCCAACGTTAACTACTTGCGGTCACCGGTATTGAGACGGTTCGTTTCATCACCATTCCTCTCCGCATGCACAAGCTCACAAGCTGAGCGTCCTCGTGGGACAAGGTTGGAAAAGAAAGGCTGGACGGTCGCACGTCTGGCCTTTCGCTTTTGGGAATCACGATTGCATCGCCATGGGTGCGTCCTGCCCCAAGGCCTGAATGAAGGTGCAGAGCCGCGTCGCTTCATCCTTTGTCAGATCGCGCGGAATCACGATCTGCGCCAAGAACGAAGGCCTCAACGGGAAAGGCAGCACCAAGCTGGTCTCGGTGGCCACAAGCGTGTGCGGCTGCTTCGGCTGGACTTGTTGTTCCGCAACCGCGGGGAGTGCCGGAGCCGGAGCCTTGTCGCCAAGCTTCTTGCCGCCGTTCCTCGGACCCAACGTCTTGCTCGTCACACCCTTGTAGGTGGTCGGATTCTGCTGCCACTTCGCGTACTCGCTTAACACCAGCATCACGCGGCCCTGGTATTGGGCGAGGGAATCAGGCGAAAGCAGCCCTGGATGACGGTTGTTGAACTGCAAGACCTCGCGCTGCACGTCCAGACCTGCGAGGTCTTGGTCGTCCGCCACCGTTTCCAAAATCTTTACACACGCCGACCGCCAGCCCGTACCGGTGTTGGCCTTCACAAGGCCTTTGTCAATGGCGTACTGAATGAATCTCAGGATGTTCGGCTTAGTCATTTGGTCCATGTTGGCCTCCAGCAATGAAGCGGACTGTACTCCTATTTTCTACGAATGGGAGATATTTTTATATCCATCCACAAAACGGCACACCGACTGGATGGTTGTTCGCCATTTATGTACTACGAAATTCAAAAATGATCGACAAATCTACGGTCATCCGGGAGCGCTTCGAGCAAGCGCTTGTGGATGGCCTGCAGGGGCAGCCCCTGGTATCTAAAGATGGCCCTGTCCTGAATCCTGACGGCGCAATCGTCATGGTCGGCCCCGAGGCGTCATTCCTATCCGTGGTCCGCGCCTATCTGAAGGACATGACCGGCTCCAGTGACCCCAAGGCCCCCCAGACCGGCAAGCCCCGCGAGAGCGGTCTGCTGGACCAGTTCCTCAAGACGCAGGGTAAGGGCCTACCCTTCAGCCGGCCGCAGTGATCCCTGAGTCCACCGACACCTCCGAGCGCCCCTACCGCGCTTGGTGGTGGGACCGGGACGATCCCGTCCTGGCGGACTTTCGCAACATGGCCTACCTCGTGTGGGACCATCTTGCGCTGCCGCCACCGACACCGGCCCAGTACGACATTGCGTACTTCCTGCAGCATGGTTGGGCCGGCTACGGCACCGACCCGCAGGGCAACTACCGCGAGTGGTTCGGACCCGAGGAGGTCGAGCCTGATCGCACCGGCTGGACCCGCCTGCACGAGCCCAACCCCTTGGGCCGCGAAGATGTCCTGGAGGCCTTCCGAGGCATCGGCAAGTCCTACCTGACCTCGGCCTACGTGCTGTGGCGCCTGGAGCGCGAGCCGTACACCGAGAAGGTCCTGGTCGTCTCCGCGTCCGGCACGAAGGCAAAGGAGTTCGTCTCGATGACGAAGACGCTCCTGAACACCATGGACCGCTTCGAGCACCTTCGCCCACGCGAGGACCAGCGCGACACGGCCTATGCGTTCGACGTGAACGGCGCCAGCATCTCGCAGTCGCCATCCGTGAAGGCCGCCGGTATCACCGGCCAGATCACGGGCTCCCGTGCCACCCTGATCGTCCCGGACGACATCGAGGTCACGGACAACTCTCGGACCGTCGAGGCTCGCGAGCGCCTGCTCCACAAGACCAACGAGTTCTCCGCGATCAAGGTGACCGGCAAGGCCGACGTGATCTGCCTGGGCACGCCCCAGACCGAGGAGTCGATCTACACCAAGCTCATCCGCGAGCAAGGGTTCATGGGCTGGATTCTTCCGTCTCGCTACCCCATGCCCGACAAGCGGGCCGGCTACGTCATCACCCGCGAGGGTGGCTTCGAGCTGGACTGCCTGTGCCCCCGTGCCCGTCAGGTCGACCTGGACCCCTCGCTTGCCTGGAAGCCCACGGACCCGGATCGCTTCAACGAGATGGAACTCCTGAATCGGGAGTCCAAGGGCCGCGCCTACTTCGCGCTGCAGTTCCAGTTGGACACCAGCTTGAGCGACGCGGAGCGCTATCCCCTGAAGCTCAACGACCTCATCGTGATGGCCGTGAACGCCTTCAAGGCGCCCAAGGTCGTCCAGTGGGGCAATGACTCCCAGGGCAAGAACAAGCGCGTGGACCTGCCGAACTTCGGCTTCACGGGCGACTCCTGGCTCGGTCCTCTGTTCGTCGATCCTGACTGGGTCGAGTTCGAGCAGAGCGTCCTGTTCGTTGACCCCTCGGGTCGCGGGAAGGACGAGACCGCCTGGGCCATCGTAAAGGTCCTGAACGGCATGATGTACGTCACCGAGGTCGATGGTTTCGCTGGCGATCCTGGCGAGGCCATGCTCCGCGTGGCTACGGCCGCCAAGGCGCACAACGTTGCCACCATCCAGGTCGAGCCCAACTTCGCGGGCGGGGTCTGGATCGCGGCCTTCCAGCCGGTCCTCTCGAAGGTCTGGCCGCCGAAGAAGGCCGGTGACACCGCCGGCTGCTCAGTGGAAGAAGCAGAGTGGAGCCGCAACCAGAAGGAAGTGCGGATCATCGACACCCTTGAGCCCGTCATGACCTTGCACCGCTTGGTCGTCGATGAGCGCGTGGCACGCGACAGCGTCCTCATGTATCAGTTGACCCACATCAGCCGGGAGCGTGGATGCCTGACGCACGATGACCGCGTGGACGCCCTGGCCGGCGCTGTGAGCTACCTGCAGTCCTCCCTGATGCAGGACGTGGACGAGGCCGTCGCAGCGATGCGTGAGGCCGAGGAGGATGCTGAACTGGAGAAGTTCATCCGCTCACATGAGCGCATGAATGCCCAGGACGGTCGCCTGTTCCAGATCGATGCACCGGATGACGATGAGGACTACGTGGTCTACCGTGCGACCATTCACTGAGCTATCTCTTGTTCTTCAGGTAAGGGTAGCGGTAGCCCCCTAGGTCCGCCAATAACGCGTCGATGGCGTTCTGCACTATGTCGAGCGGGTTGTCGCGGCAATATCGATCCATGAAAAGGTAGATCGTGTCGTACTTAGGGATGCTCTCGATCTGTGCGTACTGCGTTGATGAGTGTCGATTCCATGCGCTGAGATAGCCCTGGGCATATGCAGGGTACTGCAACATCTGGCCAGGGTTTCCGCGAGCACGATCCTGAGCGTACTCGCCGCAAGTGACCGTTCCCGGGCCAATCATGTTCCCGTTGGGACGCTGTGCCTGGGCGCTCACTGACGCGAGAGCCAATATGACACAGCAGAGGCGCTTCATTTGATTGGCCTCTGCCGATAGTTCTCCAGGAGCGCAGCCATGCCGTTCTGTGCCTCCATGACGCAGTACGTCACGGTGGCCTGATCTGGTGGCTGCTGGCAGAGGTTCTGCACCATTTGCTTCCTGTCCCCTGGAACTTTCGGAGAGGCCGCAGCGGCGACCGCGATGACTTGGGGCGACGGGGGAACCTGTGCAGTCGCGGGAAGCGCTGCGAGCGCGATGAGGATGGAAGCGATCTTGATCGTCATGGTCGGGAGGATACCGGGGCAGCAACGTTCCTGGTGGGCTCACCCACCACCTACTTCACAGATTCCGCGCCCAGCAGTATTGCAAGCTGGCTTTGAATCTTCGCTTCGATGACCTTGACGGTCTCAAACAGTTCCGGCGCCTGCGTGGCTTTATAGGGGTGTTCGTTGATGAGGGTTTTAATCAACACATCGAGCTTTTTGAAGTCCACCATCGCGGCGGGAAGGTAAGCCATGCACGGGAACATCCACGGCCGCGCATGGAGCGACAAAATCGCCTCCTCCCATTCCGGGCCTTTTTCCATGAGCGGCTCCTCCCGTTCCGCCATGTTCATTGCCCGGACAATGTGATGGAGCAATTCCAGGGTGAGTCGCCGCCTTTGCTCTAACTCATGAGCCACGTCGCGAAGACCTTCGATTCGCCGCGTTGCCTCCTCACGCCGCTGCGCGAACAGGTGCGCCAGGAAGGCGCCTGCAAGCGCGAGCAGGCCGCCGACTGCAACACCAACAAGCTGAATCCAGGTAGGGGTCATATGGCTCTCCGGGACGCGTAGGGGTCCTGATGCTACCTGTGTGTCCCCGGCCTCCGCTCGGCGCCTCCTAGGCCCCTTTGCGCCCCTCCCAGGGTCATGAATGTTTCATGTGGAACACTCGTGCTACTTTAGAGGCCAGGGTGTCCCGAGAATCGCATTGAAAAACCTCCGGGAAATTCGTGACCACTGCTTCGCCCGCCCGCGCGAGCAGGCGCCCCCGTGGGGGTGGGCCCGCCCTGGGCAGCGGCCGATCCGACCTGAGGCCGCCCGGGGTCTCCCGGGCCGTCCTGCGCCACCTGGGCCGCTCGTGCTGTCCCTGTGCATGCTGTGGCGTGCCAATCCCCTACCCGCAGTCCCTACCCTGGGCCATGCATGGGGCCCGCTTCCCTCTGTAGAGAGCCTAGAGACCATCGGACTACAGGAACGATGCACAGGCAAACCCGGGCCGCGCGGGGTGTCATGGGTGTCATGGGTCAGCCCGTGAGTCCTGGGCCGTCCTGTGCCCTCCCTGCGCCACCTGGGCGCCCTCAGTAGCTTTGTTTTGTGCAACCGCATGCACTCGCGAGCTACTGTTTTTATGTCCTGGGCATCCCGGGCCGTCCTGGGTCAACCCGGGCCACCTGGGCCACGCCGTGCGGTAGTTCACGCCCAACTAAGCAACTCACGCTATGTCCTTACGATTTGGTCGGGATAGCATTACTGGCTCGTGAGTAACTCATGCTATGATTCGTTCACGCTGATCGCAGCGACTGACGCAGACGGGGAAAGCGCAGAGGGGCCGGAGGCCCGGACGCAACGCCTACGAAGTCAGGAAACGCCAATAGGCGGGCCATCGGGCCGCATCGATCCTTAACAACCTACAGACCTTTTTTTTGGCTCCTGAGTAGCACGAGTTACTCAGGTTCCCAAAGCGTATGCATGGTGTGTGCGCTTTGCGAACCTCAGAAAGGCCAACCCATGAAACCCAAACAATCTACAGGCTACGTTATCTATCGTGGCCCTTCGATGCTCGACGGCGCTCCAATCGTGGCCGTTGCCATCGTCAATAGCCGCAATGCCAAGACTGGCGACATGGTGCAAACGTTCATCATGCGTGAGGACGTAGAGCCGCACACTGCGCTCACGACTGGCGACGATGCGAGCGTATGCGGCGACTGCAAACACCGGCCATCCCTGGGCGGCGCCTGCTACGTGCGGACGTTCCAAGGCCCTTTGAGCGTGCATCGTGCCTACCATCGTGGCAACTACCCTGCCGATGATGGCTACATGGCGCAGACGGCATGCGCCGGCCGCATGGTGCGCCTTGGGACCTATGGCGACCCTATGGCCGTCCCTGCCGAAGTCTGGGAGCGCCTGACCCGGAATGCCGTAGGCCGCACCGGCTACACCCATCAATGGCGCAATGAATCCGTAGGCGATGACCAGCGGCGCCGCATCGTTGCCCTGTGCATGGCATCGGTTGACAGCATCGCAGAGCAAGCCATTGCGCACGCCTCGGGGCTCCGCTATTTCCGCATTCGCACAGCTGACGAACCCCTGCAAGCGCGTGAGTTCATGTGCCCGGCATCGGAGGAGGCGGGCAAGCGCAAGGACTGCGCATCCTGCGGCGCCTGCGACGGCTCAGAGCGCGGCGCAAAGGCATCGCCTGTGATCGTCGTGCATGGCCCGCTGGCCTCACGTTTCGCACGCCAGAGGACCGCCTTTGCTTCG